TGAGTACATAAAGGGGGAATAAGGAGGCTTGCTTGTCGGCAATCCAGGACTGGGTAATGATTGTTTCAAAAGGTGTCTCCCGGGGGTTTTGATAAGATCCTTCATTTCAACCTAAATTACCCTAAGACTGACATTCCGGAAAGACGGAAATAATCAGAAAGGCGGTAACAATTGTTATTGATGGATTAGTAGTTGCCGCCTTTTTTAAAAAAGTAACTTAAAAATCAATATAAAAATGGAACCAATAAGATGCATCACTTTTGATAAAAAAGCACAGGATTCGCTTCCTCAACACATCAAAGATAAAATGAAAGCGGACAGAAAAAAAGCTGAATCTGAACAAAAAAATAAACAGTGTATTTGTAATAAACCGGATTTAGAATGGATAAACTCTAATATTAGAATATGCACGCAATGTGGTAAACAAAGATGAAATTAACAAAAGAAATATTGCGTGCATATTCTAACTAATGAATATGTTATGATTTTATTTTGTATATTTGTTTGTGCAAAAATTTGTTAGTAATTCACAACTAAGTCGAATCAAGACTAAGTAAAAAAGTCATTAAACCATTATAGTTTAATGACTTTTTTGATTATAATAACTAAGGGAGGAGTTATAATCTTTTTAAAGATAGGGAAAGTTTTATAAAGACACTTACGGTTTTTCCGTAAAATGTGGATAACCACAGAGATAAAAACATGAAAAAAAAGTAAAAGACTATTAATAATAATTCACTACCTTTAAATCATGGCAGCACCAAAAGGAAATAAGAACGGAATAGGACACGGGCGTCCTCCGATCTATGAACAAACACCGGAAAATGTTGAAATAGTAAGCAATCTTGTTGATGACTATTTTGAGTACATAAAGGGGGAATATGAAGAAAACGACGGAGAAGAAACAATTAAAGATCCTCAAACAGGATTAGAAGAAACACGTAAATATAAGTACCAACACTGGATAAGAAAATCAGAGCCACCAACGGTAACAGGACTTACTTTACATCTTGGTTTTGCAGACAAAAGCACTCTCTATGACTACTCTAAAAAGGATTGCTTTTCACACTCGATAAAAAGAGGACTTGTAAGAATAGAGCAACATCACGAGTTTAAAATAGCTGATGGAGACAGGTGTACCGGTAACATATTTGCTCTGAAAAACTTTGGCTGGGTTGATAGAATTCATCAAGATATATCGTTTCAAGAGCAGCCTTTACTTGAACAAGCTGAACAAGATGAAGAAGAAGAATAAAAGTAAAACAGGTTCGAATCCTAAGACCCTATTTGCAAGTGTACAAGAAAACGACTGCATGTACTAAGATACGACAACTACGAAAGCCTATTACCGGAATACAGGGGGGTACCGGAGCAGGAAAGACAACAGCTATTCTCATAAATGAGATTGACCACCTCATAAGACATCCTTTGACAGAGACATCCTTTGTCTCAGAATCTGTACCACACCTTAAAAGAGGAGGTATCAAGGACTTTAAGAAGATCATGAAAACAACCGGGCGTTGGAACCCTTTATCCTGGCACGGAGGTGATAAGAAGTACACGTTTTACAACGGCAGTTACCTTGAATTCTTTGGTGCAGATGATGATTCTAAGTTGAGAGGTGCACGGAGAAACAGGCTAATAATGAATGAGGCTAATAACATGCCCTTCAAAGTGTACACTGAATTAGCGTCCAGAACAGATCAAAAGATAACAATGGATTGGAACCCTACTCACAAGTTCTGGTTCCATAGGGAACTTATGGAGGATCCTGACGTAGATTTTCTTATCCTTACATGGTTAGATAATGAACTGTGCCCAGATAGAACTAAAGACTTTATACTTAAAGCTAAGTTTAAGGCCGCTCATTCTACGTTTTGGAAGAACTGGTATCAAGTATATGGCTTAGGTCAGATAGGTTCCTTAGAAGGGGTTGTCTTTCAGAACTGGGATACGATAGATTCAGTTCCTGAAGGTGCCAAGCTCTTATGTTATGGTCTTGATTTTGGTTTTACTAATGATCCGACAGCTATTGTTGCTTTATACAAGTGGAATAATTATATTATTTTAGATGAGGTTTTATACAGGAATGGACTACTTAACAGTCAAATAGCACATATACTAAAGAAAGAGAACAAGCGCACCGTATGGGCCGATTCAGCGGAACCTAAGAGCATCAAGGAAATTAAGCGTTACGGGCTTGATATAAGAGGAGCTAAGAAAGGCAAGGATTCAATCATGTACGGAATCAATCTTATGCAGGAGAAGAAGTTTTTAATAACTAAAAGGAGTGCCAACCTGATTGAAGAATTTAATAATTACACATGGCAGGTTAATAAGGAGGGAGATAAGATCAACAAGCCTATTGACGATTTTAATCACGGCATAGATGCTATCAGGTATGGGGCAGTATCAGAATTATCTAATAAGAAGCCGTATGTAAGAGCAAGAGCACAATAATGTTATAAATAATAGATTTGGAAATTGACAACATATCAATCAGGGATTATTTTGCACTACAAGACACAACGGCTTATGATGTGTTTATAGACTGCATGAATCCTCGCAACGATTTTGCCGGAAAGAGTTGTAATGTTTCTAAACTCACCTTTGATGAGGTTGAATTTATGAAAGGTGTATTCCGGGAGCCCACCTTTGATAATATTAAAGAGTTGTTCATCCACTTATTTAACATAAAAGGATGCATCAAAAGATCAGCAATTGATCAATACTTGTCAACATCTATATTTGACCTGTTCAGGGCCAAGACTTTTTTCCAAAACTTTATTAAGGAAATTATTGACAAAGAGATTCTTCAGTTTTCAGAATCAGATTATAAGATGGACCTACTTAATGCAGGTGAAAGACTAAGGCCGTTCAATCATTTATTAACAAAAATAAGATTAGCAGAGCAATTTTCTACTACACCTAGCGAGATCGGGGGGTGGAAATATTCAAATACATTCACTATCTTAGTGGCAATAAAAGCGAGGGAGGACATCCTTGAGGAGTACAGTCAGATAAAATAATAGCTGATAATGCTAGATAGCGCAGAAGAATTGTATTGTACCAAAGGTGATTTTATAAGTGGCTTAGAACATGGCATATCATTAACAGACGGAACACATTAAACTATGATTACAATTACAAACGAAGACAACATGGGCTTAATGTCCCGCTATGAAGATAATTATTTTGACTTAGCGATAGTCGATCCGCCCTATGGAATGCCGAAAGATTCAACTCATGGTAGGGGGAAGCTCAAAAATAGAATGCTTAATAATGGTTCAGTTGAAAAATGGGATATAGCACCTGATCAATCATATTTTAAAGAGTTATTTAGGGTGTCTGTTAATCAAATTATTTGGGGCGGGAACTATTTTAGTCTGCCTGGTTCTCGTGGTTTTGTTATTTGGGACAAACAACAACCATTTAATAATTTTTCTGCTTGTGAATTTGCTTGGATGTCTTTTCAGTGTGTATCTAAAATTTTTGTTCAAGCAGCAACACGAAGCACCGACAACATAAAAATCCATCCAACCCAAAAACCTGTTAAGCTGTATGAGTGGCTTTTAAAGAACTACGCAAAAGAGAATGATAAAATCCTAGACACTCACTTAGGAAGCGGCTCAATAGCCATAGCAATTGACAACGTAAATAGGATTGAAAAGATGAACCTCACATTAACGGCTTGCGAATTGGATAAAGATTATTACGACGCAGCCATGAAAAGACTCGAACAACACCAATCGCAATTAGTTATTCTTTATACTTAACCTATCAAATTAATATATATGGCAGACCCAAAAGAACAAGAAACACAGAATTCAGCGATAACGCTTACGGAATCACAAGAATCTGATTTGACAACTTCAGACAATCAAGAATCTGATCTATTTTAATTATGGAAAGACGAAAATTTATTAAGAAAACGTCAGTTGCTACAATAGGAGCAACAATCGTTCCTTTAACTTTAGCAAACGATATATACATGAGTGACGTGGAGGTGTGCACCAACATTAAGCCTGGTATCGAATTATATGAGAAGTGCTGGAGTCCAGAATTAATCGGGGAAAGATATGTACAGGCAGTTACATTTTTAACTAAAGCTATCAAAGAATCAAAAGGTAATTACGAAAAATTTTATCAAATAACTCAAAATCAAAATGATACGAAAACTAATTCATTCTATTAAAAAGGACACACACTACTTTAAAGAGGGTGATATCATTGCTAAAGGTGCTGACGTACAGTGCATCTATTGTGGTTTAGCATTGGTAAACTATAAAAAACCTTTACGATATAAAGAATTAATCAAGAAAAAAACCTCTATTCGAGAAAGGTTTCACAGAATTAGAATTAAAATAATGTGTTTTTTATTCTTAAAAAAAATAGAACAATCATAATGGGTAAGATTCACCAGTTTCAAACAGCAGTAACGATTACCAGGGTTTTAGGGGTTGACATAACAGGAGCTACCGAAACCCTTTTAAAGTTCAAGAAACCCAGTTTAACGGAGGGTCAATTTACAGCCGTAGTGGATGACGCTACCACGGGAAAAATTTCTTTTACACCTACCAGTGCTGCGGATTTAGATGAATATGGCAGATGGATTATATGGGGTAAGGTGACTTTTTCGGATGGTAGCGTAGCAGAATCAGAGGCAACAACAACGATGATATGGAAAGCGGGGCAATTATAATATGGACATAGTAGAATATTTTCAAACAGAAACGGAGAAACTAGGATGGGAGTTTTCCTATGGTATTAAGTCCAATCAAAACCTCCTGATTTCTACACTGGAAGAAAATAAGATATTCTTTCTTCTGGATCCCGTAAAAGAGGATGAGCCTAAATCAGAGTTTGGCGGTTCCGGGGCTTTTGAATATACAGGCATGTTTATGCTTGCCGTATTATCGAATATAGATAACGTATATCATAATCAGAAAGGTCAGGAAGAAGATAAAGGCAAGTACAATAAGAACATAAAGCCTTTAAAAGCGGAGTTGGATAGGCTCAGGGATGTTATTGACTGTAGTGATTATGAACGTGAGAAATGGTCTAAGATTGAAGCTATTAATCCTCTTGACATGAATATAGACGGATTTATTGTTACCTATAAGTTGAACACTGTACAGTAATGGCAACAACCAAAGAGATATTTGACAGAGAGTTTAACAGCTTGATGGAAGATTTGATAAAAGAATATGATCGCTTAGGAATGAGAGCTTCCGGTAATTGGGAGGATTCTTTAGAGGTCCAAACTACCGAAGAATCAGGAAAGATAATTGGGGAGAAGTACAGTGAGCAATTGGAATATGGGCGGCGTTCCGGGGGATTTCCTCCTGTACAAGCTATAGAAAAATGGATTATTGATAAAGGAATTGTCTCTAAAATACAAGGAGAGATAAGTGTAAGCTCATTGGCTTTTTTAATAGCCAGAAAGATAGCAAGAGAAGGGTGGAATCGTGAAGGGTTCGGAGGTGTTGAGCTTATAAGCAATGTAGTGACTGACCAGCGTATGCAAAAGATAATTGATTTATTGGGGCCAGAAATAGCCACAACATTTAGTGATAAATTGGAAAAAGAATTGGTAACTATGTTTAATTAAAAGATAATGACACCGAGTTTGCAACTAAGGCCAAGCGCATATAAGACCTCAAAGCTATACAGTCAACTACCTACGGATGGGGTGGGTGATTTTACGTTTGCCAGATCAAGCCTTGCAACAAGAGTGAACAGCGAAGGGCTTATTGAGGAAATGGCAATCAATATCCCAAGACTGGACTATTCGAATGATTCTTGTCCTGAATTACTTTTAGAACCCACAAGAACAAACTTGTTACAAAGAAGTGAGGAATTTGACAATGCATATTGGACTAAAACGAATTCAACAATTTCTGCTAATGCCATTATCTCACCTGATGGAACTAAGACAGGAGACAAGCTAACTGACAACTCCACAAATGGGTCGCACGATGTTAGAAGAACTATAACAAACAACATTGCAATACATACGCTTTCTGTATTTGCCAAAGCGGGTAGCTTGAATTGGCTAAAAGTGTTTAACGGCTACACAGTGAGTTATTTTGATTTATCAACAGGCACAATCGGCACTTCAGGGGCTTCATCATCTAAAATCGTTGATTATGGGAATGGGTGGTATAGGTGTAGCGTTACAGACAATTATTCATCCGCTTCATCCCTTCAATTAATCGGAATAACAAATGATGATAATGTATCAAACTATTCAGGTTCAGGAGATACTATATATCTTTTTGGAGCGATGATTGAAGAAGCAGATTACCAGACAAGCTACGTTAAAACAACATCTTCAAGCGTAACCAGAGCAACGGAAACGTGTAATAGTTCGGGGGACGCAACTACATTCAATGATTTAGAAGGGGTTTTGTATGCTGAGATTTCAGCTTTGTTTGATGACTTAACAAGCAGGGTATTGTCTATTAGTGATGGAACCACCAGTAACAGGGTTTACATAAGCTATTCGACAACCACAAATCAAATCCTTGTTGATATAATTGATGGAGGCGTAAGCCAGGCCGCCATGACATACACCTTATCAGATGAAACATCCTTGTCTAAGATAGCGGTTAAGTACAAAGTTAATGATTGCGCTTTATGGGTTGATGGAGTGGAAAGAGATACAGACACAACAGCCGTAATGCCTAGCGGCTTGAATGAGTTTATGTTCGACGATGGTGCGGGAGATAATGATTTTTACGGCAGATGCAAAGAAATCAAAGTTTTTAAAACGGCATTAACAGACACAGAACTTGAAGAATTAACGACATGATAAATATAATATTAGAATGGATAGGCGATTGGGAGTTATTGATTAATAACAATGTTCTCCCATTTTATGTAACCATCACAGAGGTTATTGAAATGACCGATAACGTGTATATGATCGGGCTGCAACAACCGGACGACTTCGATGCATTAGAACTGGCAATGGAAGCACAGGAGGATGTTTTTGTGATCGGCACCTATAATATGGATGGAAGCCAGTATTTGTGGGGTAATGAGGTTAGCAGGAATCATACAAAAGCTAAGTATCACAGTAAGCTTAGAAATAAAAAAGAGTACGACCAGGACGGTAATTTGGTAGTAGACGAGCCCTATACCCTATTAGAGGCCGAGAGCGTGCAGGTGAATAAGTTTTATGGATGGAATGATAGGGTGTTAAATTAGAATATTATGGCAATAACCTTTAGCAAATCAATTAGTACGACAGAACTTTTAAACACCTACAATAATAATGTGGTTGAGTTTTCTTCTGACAACGTGCTTGACAGTAAATCTTGTAACATTAATATAGGCGGGTTTGACCTGGTTATCACGCCTGATAGTTCTAATTTGTTTCGTTACAACTTCAAAGAAATTGCCAAAGTAATCTTAGATAATAGATTTGCTGATGACATCGTAGCGGATGCAGACATAAAAGCTGATCCCAGTTTAATCAATACCTCGCTTGTAACCTACACGGTTACCTTTTCCGACGACAGCACCGAGCAGACAACAGAAACCTATTCCTTTGTTAAATCCGTGGAGCAGATCGCTAATGTAAGTAGTCGGCTGATTGCCGAGCAACAGATTCTGGTCCCGACTGAACTAACCTTTTTTAAAGGGCTTCCTATTGATTTTGCACACTATTCAGATGGTGACGTAACCCTTATAAATTCAGGCTTAGGAGTAACGAAAACACTTTCGGAAACCGCAACAGACACATATAGGATTTACTTACTCAACAAAAGAAGTCAATTTAAAAACAGGGTAGATGCTGACGGAGGCATTTATGAAGATAATATATGCTGGGAGGAAGGTTATGATTACGAGCTGTTAAAAGATGGTTGGAATACCTTATGTGTAGAGGGAACTACTAAAGAGGTCTTAACGATCAACCTTAAAGATATCTGTGATGGTGCTTATCTGAAATGGTTTAACAGGAAAGGCGGATGGAGTTATTGGCTGTTTGAATCTATATATTCAGAAACCTCAAGAACAAAAACAGTAGATCAATATACGGTAGACTTTGAAAGCCTGAAGGACACATTTGCAAGTGATTTAATAACAGGAAAGACTTCTGAAAAATCCAGGAGAGTATCTTACAGCGGATTAACAGATGATGAAAGATTACAGGTAATAGACATCTTTAGCGCACCAAGAGTAGAGTTGTATAATGGTGTGGTGGGCGAAGAACTAGGCACATGGAAAACAGTTAAAGTTAAAGACGGCACTTTCACAACGCTCAACACGAAAAGGAAAGCTTTTAATGTTGTGCTTGATATTGAATTAAGAGACTACACACATATATAATGGAGGAGCTTTATATTAACGGATTGCTTATTGATTTACCTAAAAAATCTATTGCATATACTCTCCAGGTTAATGACTTGTCAGACGTGAAAGATAGAAACGCTCACTACACTAATAACATAAAGATACCAAAGACAGATTCCAATGTTGAAAAATTAGAGCTGCTGGCGTTGGCAGGAAATACAACAACGCTTCAATATAATTCTGTTGAGATTAAGTATGTAGTTGATGGGATTGAATTAATATCCAACGGACAGGGCCATCTTAAGAACACTAATAACTTCTACAACCTGGTGATATATGATGGGAACATCATACTTACCGAACTACTGGGAAAATTACAACTTAATGAATTAGATTGGTCTGCACATAATCACGATCTTACAGAAGCGCAATGGACTTCTTCTTTTACCAACACGTCAGGCTATCTCTATGTTTTAGGTGCTTATTATGAGCTTGATTCACTGGCTAATAATAGTCCTTTTGTTATTGATGTTAACACGCCGTCTTTTTATCTGCACACTCTTTTTAATATGATATTCAACCAACAGGGCCACACCGTAACGGGTGATATCTTTAGTGATTCAGAATATCTGTCCAGGGTGATTACTATGGACAGAGGCTTTGAACGAGTTGCTACCAACACGCAGTCTTTACAGTTTAATAAAAGTACGGTTTTGGACCCAGAGATAGATGAATCAGAAGCATATACAGGCCCGGCAACAACATTCAACGAGTATGTGAAAGGTTCTCACACTATATCGGTCAGCAGTAGTCACACTGTTCAAGTAACGGGTTTCGTAACAATTACATTCGGAATAGAGCACACTATAGCGATAAAAGTAAATAATGTTATTCGGGAGGAATTTGAATTTATAAGTGATCAGACTTTTAACTTTGAATCTGATCTTAATCTTAATGCAGGGGATGAGGTGGAGATAGTGGTTAAGATAAAAGCGCAGGAATTTTCTGAATTTAATAGAGTGCAGTTTTCAACAGCATTCAACATTAACATTTATCGAAACACTTATTCTATCCCAATAACTTTTGAGGACCTGATAGGAGACACTTTACAAATAGATTTCGTTAAAGACATTATGCAGCACTTCGGTCTTATATTCAGAAAGATAAAAAACGATACTGTATTTGATTTTATCCAAATTAAGGAGTTATTAATAGATCGAAGTGGAGCAGAAGATTGGAGTGATAAGTATACGGCTGTAATTAATGAGGCATATAAGCCTCCATATGCAAAAAATAACATATTAAAATATTCGTATGATGATATTGGCAATTCTAACATAGACCAGACCTATGCAGATGGATTGATCACAATTGATAACAACAGATTAGCGGAAGAAAAAACGTTGTTCACTTCTCTTTTTAAAGCCGGGGTTCTTGATAATAACTTTTACAGGCACAAACATTGGATTGATGATGATAATGTTATTACAATCAATAGCGATGGATTGAGAATATATAAGGTTCTTCAGGTAACAGATTCTTTAAAGTATAAGTTTTTGTTTAAAAGTACCGGCTCCTCCACACTTAATGGAACAGTGGCTAAGTTTCAATTCATCGATTATCAGGAAATAGTGAATTCTTCTTATCTGGAATTCCAAGAGTTAATACGAGAATATAAATTAACAGGCATGGGTATCAATCTATCAGTAATAGATATCTATAACATTGATTTTTTTAAGCTGAAATACATTAAACAGTTGGGTGCCTATTATTATCTCAATAAAGTTAGTAACTTTAAGAACGAAAGAATTACCAGGGCAGAGCTTTTACGAATAGGCCCCGATGTAGTGGAGGGCATTAGTGCTGGTTCTGCAAGTTATTCCGGTTCTTCTGATTATAGCGCAACACTAACCAAAGGAGTGTCCGGCGACATGAGCGGAAGTTATTCCGGAACATCGGCGTATATTGCAATATTGAGAAAAAACGATCCTAAAAGGTTTTCTATAGCGGTTAATTCTCAGTTGGATTCTTTCTCTTCATGTGCAGAAAGCTCTTTAGAAGATAACTGGCATGATGGGGCAGGAAGTAAACCGGAAGTCAATGACACTGTATATACTGATTCGGGAGGTACCACACCAAAGACAGGAAATAATATGCACTGGAAAATGGAAACAACGCACAGTCTTAAGATAGACAATAATGGAAAAGTAACGCAAAAAACGGCATGTTAAAAAAACAAAATCATGAGTAAATCAAATCTACACGAAACGGACTATTTAAAATTAGTCTTTCAAAACATAGCGATTGCAAACATAGGTGATGCTAGTGGATTACAACCAAGCGCAACGACCGGCAGTCTATATGTTGCATTATACACTACCAACCCGGGTGAAGATGATAGCGGTACAGAAGCTGTTTACACGGGTTATGCGAGACAGGCAGTGGTCAGATCGGCGGCAGGATGGACTGTCTCCGGGAACGTTGTGTCTAACGCTGCGCTTATAACTTATCCTACATCAACAGGATCGGATGAAACAATAACCCACTTTGCGGTGAGAACGGCAAGTACAGGCGGTGATTTGATTGGTAGCGGTGCTTTAAATTCCAGCCTTCTTGTTCAAAACGGAGACACTCCGAAATTTCAAATCGGGGACATTACTATAAATGAGGACTAATGGCTGAGAAAATCATCATAGCTGAACTTGACATCAATACGGAGGCACTCCTTAAGACAGCCACTAATACAAAAGCTGTTTTAGACGGTCTTCGTAAAGAGCAAAACAAATTAAAAAAAGACGGACAAGCTGGCACCGAACAATTTATTAAAAATGATGTTGCCATAAAGAGGTTGAGTAGATCATACGCTCAACAAAAAACAGTTCTTCAGTCTGTAAATAGTCTAAATACAGACTTTATTTCCGTAGAAAAAGCCGCAACCAAAGCAATACAAAGACATAACGTTTCAATTTCTGAAGCACGAAAGAATAATAAAGAGCTGACAGCTATCAGGAATGAACTTAATCTAGCTACAAAATCCGGACAGGATGCGCTTGTAAAAATTAACGCTAAGTTGGATAAAAACAATGATTTTATAAAAGAAAATGTCGATCAATACACCAAGCAAAAGATTAACATCGGTAACTATAAAAGCGCGTTGGAGGGTCTTGATCCAAGGCTGGCGAGAAATATAAAATTGTTGTTACAAATCAAAACCGCATTAGTTGCTCAGGTGTCTGCGCTTGTGGGTTCTACAACAGCAACAACAGCAGCAACATCGGCGCAAACCACCAGCACTACATCGACATCCGCAAACACAACAGCTACGCAATCAAACACGAAGGCACAGACAGCGAATGCGGCATCAAAAACAGCGAATGCGGCAGCCACAACAACCCTAACCGCAGCAACAACAAAAGGAACCAAAGCAACATTGTTAGGGGCTAAAGCATTGCGAATTCTTAAAATAGCACTTATAAGCACAGGAATTGGAGCTATCGTGGTAGCAATAGGTGCTTTAATAGCTGCCTTTGCTTCTACGCAGAAAGGGATTGACGCTATAAAAAGAGTGTTGGCCCCGCTTAAAGGAGCGTTTCAAGGCATTATTGGCGTTGTTCAGAATATAGCCATTAATGTCTTTGGGCAATTAAAAGACCGATGGACTATTGTCTCGGGGGCTATGCTGCATGGTATCGATCTTATAAGGCTGGGGTGGAATAAGTTAACAGGAGATGTCGAGGAGGCAACAGAAATTCAGGAGAGAATGAAAACACGCGTTGAAGAAATGCGAGGAGCACAAGAGCGATTGAATGAAAAATCCAAAGAATTAAGAGAAATATGGAGAGGAGCTGCTGAAGCTATTGGAGATGCAGCAAGAGCGCAACGACAGATTGTAGAGTTAGGGATTGAGATTGAAAAATCTGAAAACAAATTAATTGTTTCTCGATCTGAAAGTAATAGAATTATTAAGGAACAGAATAAAATTGCTGAGGATACAACTAAAACATTAAAAGAACGGGAAGCTGCCGCGAAACTTTCAATTTCAGAAAGCGAAAAATTGCTTAAATCAGAACAGGACATACTTGATTTAAGAATAAAAAGATTAACCCTTGAACAACAAGCCACTAAGGATAAAAGGGCAGATGAAAAAGAATTAGCCGAATTACAAGCTAAGCGAAATGAAGCAGAAACCCAGCAGTTAGAGCTACAAACTACGCAGACAAATAAATTAAATATTATCCGGGCGCAAGCTGAAGCTGCGGCTGCCAAGGCTATTGACGCACGAATTATAAAGGCAGAGGAAGAATTAAGTTTACTAAAAGAACAAAACAGATTTGCCGGTGAAAGTCTGGAAGATCAATTGGAATTACAACGAAAATTCGCTGCTGAAGAATTGAAGATATTGGAGCAAAAACTCGCTGCCGGTAAAATATCTCAAATTAAGTTTAATGAAGAAAAATTAAAGCTTGCCAACGACCTTCAGGAGAAGCAGAATCAAATTGACGAACAGGAGCTTCTGCGAATAAAAGATTTTGAACAGCAAAAGAAAGATCTTGAAAATCAAATAGCTCTTAACCGGGAAGTAGAAGAAGAAGCTCGGGCAATATTAAAAGCAGAACAAGACCTGAAAAAACATCTGCTTGAGCTTGAAGACATTGAAATAAAAGAAACTGAAAAAGCAGAATTAAGAAAGAAGCTCTTGGAAAGTTTTAATCAAGAAGTTCAGTCAATTACAGACAAGGCTACAGAAAAAAGATTGAAAGAACAGGCTAAAGCTGATGCAGAAGAAATAAAGCTGGATCAATTAAAATCGAATATTCGACTTGACACGGCCAAACAACTTAGCGATTTATTACTAGGGGTCTTAGGAGATAATATAGGGGCTCGTTTTGCTGCAATTGCATTGGATGCTATTATTGAGATTGCAAAATTAAAAATTGCAACCTCATCTGCACAACAAGTAAACCTGGCAGCGGCTACAGCTGTAAGCACATTAAATCCTTCTGCCATTCCTCTTGCAAAAGCCCGTAATGTTGCTTTGGGAGCTTCTTCTAAAGTTCAACAAGGAAAGATATTAGCCGAAGCCGTGGTCAGTGGTTTAGGAGCCGCTTTAAAATTCTATGAAGGGGGAAAAGTTCCTGAATTATCTGCCGGATTAATTACTTCGTCTCAAAACATCTCAAACCAAAGAGGCGGTGATAATGTGCTTGCGACAGTAAAAAGAGGCGAGGTTATACTAAACAGGCAACAACAACAAAGAGCAGGGGGGAGTGCTTTTTTTAGGAGCATTGGAGTACCAGGATTCGTTAATGGAGGGATTGCCGGGCTGGGATCTCCTAACGTTTCTGGCGCTTCCTCCGATATAGTTAATTTAGACAGGCTCGGTGAAATAATTTCTGAAAAAATTAATGATGTGAAAATAGTGGCTATCGAAGAAGAGATAACTACTTCACAAATAAATAAAGTTGATATAGTGGAGGGGGCTAGAATTTAATGGGAGCTTTAACTATAATAAAAGCATGGACAAATGTCTTAAATGGATTAACCACCAATGAGCATAGGCGGCGTGCTGATATCTGCAAGGTTTGCCCCCACGCTAAAAAAAGAAAAATATTAGATTTAATAAACGACGAGCTGCGAGAAACCAAAGGAATGATTTGCGCCCTGTGCGGGTGTCCTTTATCCGCTAAAATACGGTCTGACGAAATGTGTTATAGATGGCAACAACCTACGAAATAATAAAGCAAATTGAGAGTAGTGAAAATTTTTCATTGCTCTTAAAAAAAAATGTGTTATCCCTGAGTATAACAGTTAAGAAAGTATATTACGAAAGATTCTTATCTGAACTTAAGTTAACAAGTAAAAGATGCCAGGCTATATCTAACACAGCGGAGGAATTCAAAGTTTCGCACAAGACTATACGTCGTGCTGTTAAATTCATGGAATCATGATTCTTGTTGGTATAGGTTCACTGATATTAGTATATGCAGCTATTCAATGGGTAAGATTCTTCTACTATTGTATTAAAATTGTCTATTATCGATTATTCAGTACGGATTATGAGTATCAGGCTTTCCTTAAAAAATTCAATAAAAACTACGGGGATATTATTCGGGGACACCCAGAATAAACCCGAAGAAACATTTTGGTTGAATGCGTCAATTTAATCAACAATATTATTAATTAAAGTCCTTCGGGTTTATGCCGGTAAAGGACGTCTACACTTTAACCCGGCGTTATCTAACACTCTTTCTTCAAGGAACCAATCTCTTAAAGATCAATTAGCGTAAGGCAAATATACAAAAATTCTGGACGGCAGTATATTTATGCAATGAAAAATGAAATCTATCCAGGTTTCCTTTTCGATTTTATTAGCTCTGTCCTTATAATTCTAAATTCTGGACGCTCATAAAACTCTCTCTTTTTCCTAATGAATTGATAATCCAATGTGTTCTTATTAATGCCGGTATTAACAGCAATAGCCTTCAAATTAGAGAAGGCTATTAACTGGTCGTTTATCTTGTTGTGGTATATGTACATCTGGCGTCGATCAATGTTTAAAGTTAATTCAGATTGAAGAGCCGTTTTCTATTAAAGCACCGTTTTCTATTAAAGCACCGTCTGCTATTGAAACGCCTTTTCCTATTGAAACGAGGTATCCTAGTGAAGCACCTTTTCCTAGTGAAGAGCCTTTTCCTAGTGAAGAGCCGTATCTTATTGAAACGCCGTCTGCTATTGAAACGCCGTCTGCTATTGAAACGCTTTCTCCTATTGAAACACCTTTTCCTAGTGAGACATAATTTTCTATTGAAACGAGGTATCTTAGTGAAACACCGTTTCCTATTGAAACATAGTTTCCTAGTGAAACATAGTCTCCTAGTGAAACGCTGTCTCCTATTGAGATTTTTCGGCTTAAAAAATCGTCTTTTAAATCTTCAATGTTTTCATAACTGAATTTCTTCCAATTATAGTTTTCGTCTTTTAAGTAAATAGTTTTCATAATTTCTTTGTTTTAAAAAGTTAATTCAGATTGAAGCACCGTTTCCTATTGAAACGCTGTCTGCTATTGAAACACCTTTTCCTATTGAAACGCCTTTTCCTAGTGAAACACAGCCTCCTATTGAAGAGCCTTTTCCTAGTGAAGAGCCGTATTCTAGTGAAGAGCCTCCTCCTATTGAAACACCTTTTCCTAGTGAAACACAGCCTCCTATTGAAACATCGTCTCCTATTGAAACGCCGCCTTCTATTGAAACACCGCATTCTATTGAAACGCCGTATCCTAGTGAAGCACCTTTTCCTAGTGAAGAGCCTTTTCCTAGTGAAGAGCCGTATCCTATTGAAACGCCGTCTGCTATTGAAACGCCGTCTGCTATTGAAACACCGTATTCTATTGAAACGCCGTCTGCTATTGAAACATAGTTTTCTATTGAGATTTTTCGACTTAACAAATCGCCTTTTAAATCTTCAATGTTTTCATAACTGAATTGCTTCCAATTATAGTTTTCGTCTTTTAAGTAAATAGTTTTCATAATTTCTTTGTTTTAAAAAGTTAATTCAGATTGAAGAGCCGTCTGCTATTAAAGCACCGTCTGCTATTGAAACGCCGTATTCTATTGAAACACCTTTTCCTATTGAAACGCCTTTTCCTAGTGAAACACAGCCTCCTATTGAAGAGCCTTTTCCTAGTGAAGAGCCGTATTCTAGTGAAGAGCCTCCTCCTATTGAAACACCTTTTTCTATTGAAACACAGCCTCCTATTGAAACGCCTTTTCCTAGTGAAACGCCTTTTCCTAGTGAAACACCGTATTTTATTGAAACGCCGTATCCTATTGAAGAATAATCTCCTATTGAAACATAATTTTCTATTGAAACATAGTTTTCTAGTGAAACATCGTCTCCTAGTGAAACACAGCCTCCTATTGAAACGCCTTTTCCTAGTGAAACGCCTTTTCCTATTGAAGAGCCTTTTCCTATTGAAACGCCGTTTCCTAGTGAGATTTTTCGGCTTAATAAATCGTCTTTTAAATCTTCAATGTTTTCATAACTGAATTGCTTCCAATTATTATTTTCGTCTTTTAGGTAAATAGTTTTCATAATTTCTTTGTTTGTTTAAAAATACGCTTCTGTTTCTTTTCAGTGATCCTCATCCTTCGATGTATGTACATCTGGCGTCGATCAATGTTTAAAGTTAATTTCGATTGAAGCACCGTCTCCTAGTGAAACATAGTTTTCTATTGAAGAGCCTTCTCCTATTGAAACACAGCCCCCTATTGAAACGCCGCCTCCTATTGAAACATCGTATCCTATTGAAACATAGTTTTCTATTGAAACGCTTTCTCTTATTGAAACATAGTTTTCTATTGAAACGCTTTCTCCTAGTGAAACGCCTTTTCCTAGTGAAACGCCTTTTCCTAGTGAAACGCCGCCTCCTAGTGAAGAGCCTCCTCCTATTGAAACATAGTTTTCTATTGAAACAAGGCTTCCTATTGAAACGCCTTTTTCTATTGAAACACAGCCTCCTATTGAAACACTGTATCCTATTGAAACGCCGTTTCCTAGTGAGATTTTTCGGCTTAATAAATCGTCTTTTAAATCTTCAATGTTTTCATAACTGAACTGCTTCCAATTATTATTTTCGTCTTTTAAGTAAATAGTTTTCATAATTTCTTTGTTTGTTTGTTTAAAAAGTTAATTCAGACTAATTCTGTTTTTCTGTAGCTCTAAAAAGATGGGCATAATCAAACTCATCTAAACTATCCATGTCGTAAGTTACATAGCTATAATCTCCAAAGTCGAAGTCATCTGGATAACTTGGATCGAAGACTTCACTCCCGGAAGCATCCAAAACAATGCCGTTTTCTTGTGGAAAAAAATCGTTGTCTTCAAGTGATGCCACTAAATTATACATTTCTTTGTCGTTATTAACTTTGCCAACAAATTCAAATCCTTTTGTTGATCTGTTGTAATAACTAACACATTCGTTTACTTTTTTAAATACTGCTTTCATAATTTCCGTTTGTTTGTTTAAAAATACGCTTCTGTTTCTTTTCAGTGATCCTCGCCTTGCGACGGTCGCTAGATTTGCTTTATGTTTCAGGGTTTCCGTTTGTTTTAATTTGATATTCAAATATATACATATATACGGTATAAACCTAATATAACTGTAAATACTCGATGAAATGCACTAAACTTTAACATATATTATTTTTAAAAACTACTTGGACAATAAAATGTCCAACGATTAACCTCTATCCGGAAGTATATTTATCCAATGAAGAATGAAATCTATCTTATTGGTGAGGTTGGCTATGATGTAACACTTCAATCTGTGGTGGATTTAGTAGGCAATACCGATGAGAACGAGCCTTTAACCATTCATATACATTCGCCGGGAGGCTCTGTTTACGACGGGCTTGCAATATATAATTATCTTAAAGGGTTAGATCGTGAAATACACACTAAATCCGTCGGACTTATTGCCAGTATTGCTTCTGTTTTCTTTTTAGTAGGCAAAACCAGAGCCATAAACGAGAGCGATAAATTTTTAATCCATCTCCCAATGGGCGGCGAATGGGGTAATGCTGAAGACTTGGAAAGAACCGCTGAAGAACTTAGAGACATTGAAGATCGTTTGGCCACCATCTATGAGTTGGAAACAAATCTCTCAAAAGACGAAGCACTAGAGCTTATGAACAAAGATGAGTTTTTAGGATTAGATTTTTTACAAGAAAAGGGATTTATTAATGAAATTATAAAATTCAAAGCAGTAGCAACTTTAAACAAAAATAAAATGAGTAATACAGGAGTGACAAAGCAAGAAGTTGAAGGGATTTTCGCTAAATTTTTCAAGAAACACTTTGGAAAAAAAGAGATTCAAGCGAAAATCGTTACGGACGCAAGCGGAACAGAGATTGATTTCTTTGATTTAGAAAGTAATGACAGTCCAAAAGTTGGTGACAAAGCAACAGTTGATGGTGAGAAAGCCGACGGTGATTTTTTAATGCCTAATGAAGACACTTTGCGGTTTGTTAGTGGAGAATTAAAGGAAATAATTGAAGCTGAGGAATCAGATGAGGAATCAGATGAGGATGCGGAGGCGGTCTTAAAGGAAAAAGTTGAAAATCTCGAACAAGAGCTGGAATCTAAAGAAACGGAAATAACTAATAGTGAAGAAGAGATAACCGAATTGAAAGAAACCATATCTAACATGAAAAAAGACTTTAAAAAACTTAAAGCGCAAGTCAGCGGAAGGTTCGATTACAAGGCAAAAAAGAAACATAAGAAAGAAGACGAAACAGCCCCAAAAACACGAAAATTATATAAACAAGATTAAACTTAATTAATTATGGCATCACAAATAGACGTTGCGGCATTAACGCTTAATCCAGAAGAGGAAACAGACGTATCACAAGCGGTATTCGAAAAAACGTTCGTTACCGGAGAGTTAGCAGACGTTCACGACATACAAACAGGTATCCAGCACAAACAGCAGATTGTTTTTATCGATCAGTTAGATGTGAATGGGGAAGCGTTTACGGGTTGTGTACCTGTAGAACAAACAGGACTAACTTTAACTGAGAAGTTTTGGGACCCCGCCCTTATTGGGGGACGATGGACACATTGTGCGGAAGACCTCGACCAGCTTACAAAGCTATTCAAGAAAGCAGAGCGGGCCAACCCTGACCATTTTGACAGGATTGATTCAGAGGAGCTTGGGATTGTTATGACCAGAATTATGCAATCAATGAAGACTTCTGTTGGAGCTAAGGCATGGTTATCAGATAAAGCGGCAGCGGCACAACCAGGGGGTAACTTCACGGCATCAGGATTTAATGCGGGGTTATGGAATCAAATTGACGGACTTTGGCAACAGATATTTGCTGACGGAAATATTCCCGTATATACAATCAGTGAGAATGCGGGTGCATCATACGCCGCACAAGAATTATCCGTAGATGAGGGGCAAACCATTTTACGTCAACTTTATGAAAATGCCGATTCCCGTCTTTTAGGAGAAGTTGACGCCCAAATATTAGTTACACGAAGCATCTGGGACAACTATCTAATTACAACCGAAAACACCCAAGGCCAGGGCGGAATAATTGAGCGTCAGGAGAACGGTGTTACTAAGTTAGACTTTAGAGGCATACCGGTAAAGCGTATGGACGATTGGGATAGAACCATCAGAAAATACCAGGACACTACCACTGCATGGTATAGACCACACCGGGCCCTTTTAACTACTGAAGGTAACATTCCACTAGGAACTTTGAATGAGTCTGATCTAGAGACTTTAACATCTTTTTATTTTCAAAAAGATCTGTCAAACATTATGGATGTCGCTTACTATTTAGATGCGAAATTCGGTGAAAGTTACTTAGCATCAGCGGCTTATTAATCTTAAAAAACAAGGACAATGGCATTAAATTGTGAAGAAAAATTAACGGCAGACATACTTAAAGACTGCGACAACAAAGCGTCTGGTGGTATTGAGGTTAACGTTGTGCTTATCAACTTTGACGACATCGATAAAGCAACTAGCGTTACCGATGCAAACGGAGTTATAACTAATCTATCTACAAAATCAGGAACATCCGGATTTTTCGTAGAAGGTGTGAAACAAGTCCAGGGGGCATCAGCTGAACTAGTAAAAAAAGAAGACGGTTTTGATAAATATACTCATCTATTTTCAGGCGTGGTTTTATCACCATCGGCTGAGAATAAAAAATCTTTATCCGAAATAGCCAGCGGCAGTAGTTATGTTGCGGTTATTGAAAAAAAATGGAAAGGTGACGCGCAGGAAGATGCTTTTGAAGTGCTTGGGTGGGATGTAGGACTGGTTATTTCAACCGTTGTTTGGAACACCAAAGAATCTGACGGGGTCATTAAGTTTGAATTGGCCTCCGAAGAAGGTTTCGAAGAACCAGAATTGCCAAGAAACAATCTTGAAACAAATTACGCGACTACTAAGTTAGCTTTTGATAATAAATATGCAACGGCATAAAATATGAATAATTGGGGCGATTATGACAAGCAGACTATTTGGGCAGATAAAAAGCGTGGAGGTTTGCTTGTTTCTTTTTTGACTGATTACCGGGAGATGTTTAATCAACAGGTGAACGCTAGTTGTAAAAAGTGTTTTGAAAATTACTATAATAATTACTTAAATTCGACAGGACAAATGGAAATAAAGAAAAACGAATGCGACTACGAGTTGCTCGCAAAATATAATGGAATGCAAATAGGCCATGGAGGAAGACCTATAAGAAATGGTGAGATGACTAATAAAATCGCTAAAGAATTACTTGAATGGCACCCATTAGGAGAGGGGTTGTTCAAAGTAACCCCTCTAAAAACACGTCATGCCGAAGAACTAGCTGCTTCTCAGGCTGCTTTTGCCGAAAAATTCAATAGAGAGTTAGCGGAAAAACACGCGGAAACACACGGAATCAAATCAGATGAGGAATTGACACTGACTGAATTACGTGAAAAACATCCTGATTTTAAGTCAAATAGCAAAGCCGGGTTTCTAGCAAAACTACAAGAACCAGTTAAAGCTGAAGAAGAAGAAAGAATAGCGGCAGAGGCCAAATCAGATGACGAATAATAATATTTAACAATTATGCTGAATGCACTTCAAATTCAAGCTTTTAGATTTATTCAAACGCCGCACAAAAACGGATAAAAGAACCGAAGTAATCTTCAATGGCGAGGATAATTTATATGCTGAAGTAATAGAAAGGCTTACCAATAATTCGGTAACCGCAAAAACATCTTCTAAGATAATGGCCTCTTATATTATTGGAAATGGGTTTGGTGAAGAAAAAGACAAAACAATTATAAATTCCGAGACCAGACCTCAACTTACTCTTAGAGGTTTTGGTAATATCATGTCCCAAAATGTCTCCGTGCAAAGAGGCGTGTGGGTGCACGCGCAATATAACAGTAATTTTGATGTCGACAGGTATAACATATTGCCCTATAGCCACTGTCGTTTAGGAAAAGAAGATGACAATGACTATAGCGGTAAGATTGTTGTGTATGATAATTGGGACATGAGTCAGGGTAGAATTAATAAAGATGACTTTTTAATTTTCGATGTTTTCAACCCCAGCAAAGAGGTTGTAGAGTATCAAATAGACGCCGCCGGCGGAATAGATGATTATAAGGGACAGGTTCTTTATGTTAATTTAGACGCCCAGTTTGACTATGCTTTAGGGACTATTGACGCCACAATGCAGGATTGTGACAGTGAGAGACAGGCATCTATTTATAAGAACTGTTCTTTAAGACGTGGTTTTTATGGAAAAACATTAGTAGTAACCAAGCCTCTTGCCGGAGGAATAGAAGGGGATCATGATCACGACATAAAAGAGCGAAAGGAAATAGAAAGCGAAAGGAAGAATTTTAAAAAGACAATGGAAGGCTTTTTAGGTGCTGAAAACACAGGAGGGCTTCTACATGTAGAGGTTGATCATGATGGAGATAATCTGGACGAAGCTTTTAAGGTTGAGCGCATTGATAGTGATATAGACGATAAGATGTTTGCTTTTACGGAAGGTTCTATTTTTAAAAATATCCTAATGTCCTTTAACAACATCCCCTCAGGATTGGTGCGTAGCGATAACTCTTTGTTTTCCGCTAATGGGGAATCTTTAGAAGTTATGAAGGAGACTTATCAGGAAAATACTGAATTCGAAAGAGACACGGTTGAAGAAATTATCAACATGTTAATGTCTTTTTTTAAGGATGATCTGGGTGAGTTAAAAATTATACCCCTAATCTCAACACCTAAAACACAGGCGGGAGAGGCCGGAGAAGTAGTAACCAGTGAAGACGATGACATTAAAAAGAAAGCGCAAGCGGCTTTAAAAGGAAGTGTTGGAGGAGTGACTGCGCTTCTTGAGATACAGAAAAGCGTAACAGACGGTGCTACAGATAGAGATTCTGCACTGACAATTATCGAAGAGATATTCGGCATAGACCGGGAATTAGCGGGTAGGATGCTTGGAGAAGTAAAGGAGGAACCAGAGGAACCAGAAAAAACAGAAGATGCCTAGAAGATTACTAATAAACCTTACCGATTATTCGGATTTTAAACAGATGTCACAGACCGCTTTTAACAGCACTATTGATCAATTTACCAATGATGCGCAGGAGCATGATGTTCAGGAGTTGCTAGGAAGGGATTTTTACAATGATCTGTTAAGGAATTATGATTCGACAGAGTACCAGGCGTTGCTTAATCCAGGGGATTATGTGTTTGAAAGCACGACTTATTATAACGTGGGCTTGAAGTCTGTTATTGTTCATTACGGGTATGCCAGGTACAAGTTTTTAGGGAGTAATCAGGACACGCCTTTCGGAACGGTTGTAAAGCATTCAGAATCAAGCAGCCCAAGTTCAGATGTGACCTTAAAAAATATATGGAAAGAAAACAGGAATATGGCTTACACTTATTGGGAAAATGTCAAAGAATTCTTAGACAGGAATTCAGACGACTACCCTCTTTATGAAAGCCAGTGCAGGACTAATAAGAATAGGTTCAGAATTTCACGAATAGGATGAATTAATATTAACCATAAATAGGGAATTATGGCAACAAGAATTTTTTTAGAGGAAGGGTACTTGAACTTTGTAGATGATGACGATACAGAGGTGAGTGAAAGAGTGTTGGATGATGATTTTTTCTACCAACTTGCCAATGATTTGTTCGCGTTTTATAAGCTGCGATTAAATGACCTTATTTTGTCAATTTATTTTAGTGACATACGAGATAAAAACGGGAATTCTTACTCAAACATTAAGGAATTCGAAAAAGAAATTAACCAGGGAAGAAAACAAGTAGCACTTTCCAATGTACACACCAGTCCAACCGGGAATATAAGCGTCTCTGAAGCATCACTTATCTTTAATTTGGATTTTGAATACACGGTTGACAATGACGACGTTATTACTAAAGATCTTACCGGAGGAGGAAGTGTAGTGCAGTCCAATGGAATGGCTGTTATAAGCACGTCGATTACAACAGGCAGTCTTGCGCTATTGTCCGGGAGGGTTCCTACTATATATAATGCGGGGCAGTCAGGTGTTCTTTTATTTTCTGTTTTATTCGAATCTTCCGCCGCAAACACTGAACAGTATATCGGTTTAATCGATGAGCAGGGATCAACATCCGCCTTTAAAAACGGTTTGGTCTTGGGTTATGACGGTACTACTTTTGGGTTTCATAAATTCAAAAATGATATAAAAACCACCATACCATCAAGTCAATGGCAGGACCCTTTAGATGGGACCGGAAAAAGCGGTGCAGTCTTAGACACAACGAAGCTTAACGTTTTTAAATTGGAGTACCATAATTTGCCTGTTGGAGTTATTAACATTTTTTTTGAAACAAAAGACGGTGAATTCATACATGTATATTCGGAGAACAACTCCGGACAAGATATAGAACCAAGGATTTTTAATGCCAATCTGTTGTTTAAAGCGTGTGCGTCCAACAAAGCCACTACTGTGGACCTGGTTTTAAAATGTTCATTTGCGTCTTACTTTATTGAAGGAAAGACTAATCTTATAGCATTGCATCAGTCACAACATTCTACCTCTGTAGTTTCTAAGTCTACAGTGACCGCCAGGGTTCCTGTTTTGACCATTAGAAACAAAGCCACGTATGCAGGAGGCAAGAATTTTATAACAATTATCTTAGAAAGATACGGGTTTTCGGTGGAAGCCTCATCTGCTAATAATCTCGCCGAATTTATATTGATAAAAAACGGAACTTTGGGGGGCACTCCTTCCTTTGTCGATATACACACTAATAATTCAGTGGTTGAATTAGACACCTCCGCTACTAGCGTGAGTGATGGTAGAGAGCTTTTAGGATCTCCACTTGCGGGTAAAAACGATAAATCTATAGAATCTTTGACGGAATATAATTTTCTTGTTGGTCCGGGAGAAACAATTACATTAGCAGCAGAAAGTGATAATTCAGCAACAATGCGTGGTGAGTTATTATGGAAAGAATTAATTTAAAAATAAAACAATGGCAGTAACATTCAATGGAACAAAAAACAGTCTTGACGCTAACCAATTGCCCAGCGGTTATAGTCGTCCGGTTGTTGTAGAGATCTCTGATGCGGAGTATGTCTTTACAAAAGAAATAAGCGTGCTTAAAAGCACGGTTGAAAATGCAACAGCATCAACAACTATGACTAATATTTTTGAAGATGTAGGAATAGGATTAAACGCTGTAATAGAAGCTGATATAACAGCTGATTTTGACGCAACCAAGACCGTTACAGCACATGCTGACCTTACGGCTCTTAAGACTAATCTATCAAGCCTTACAGGGTCTGGTGATTGGTTAACTAACGCAGTTGTTAATTATCTTGCAACTGTTACAATATATGTAAAAGTGGTTTAATTAATAGTTGAGGGGCTATGATAAGTAATAATAATAATATGATTCTTTACTTTTACACCTTTTTATTCAAGGGTATAATGTTGTTGTTTAACCTCTGTTTGGGGTGGTTAGGGTTGATGGTGATTTTTCAAAACACCTTAGATGATAATATAGTTAATATTTTTTTGGATTCTGTTCCCTCACAATTTGGCATGTGGATAGGTTTTATTTACCTTTTTGTTATGTTAATTAGAAAAATAAGTGATACATGGAAGGCTCACAGGACTAATTTTTATGAGGTTAAAAAAGCAAAAGAATCATACAAGCAATCAAAAATCATCACTCAAAAGAAGTCGAATGAACTTAACAAGTTAGATGGGATATAATTACGGAAAAAATAGCGATGCGGAATTAAATGGTTGTCATTCTGATTTACAAAAAATAATGAGGCTTGCAATTTCCAGAAGTAAAGTTGATTGGGGTATCTCAGAAGGACATAGAACTGTTGAAAGGCAAAACCAACTATTTATTGAAGGAAAATCAAAGATAGACGGTGTTACCAAGCTTGGAAAGCACAACTTAATTCCTAGTGAAGCGGTTGACATCTTTGGATATCACCCGGATTTAAAAACAAGAAGAAAATTAGCTTATGATAAAACAACCTTAAGCTACATTGCCGGGATTATTGATTCATGCGCCTATGAATTATGGGAATCAGGAGAAACCGCCCACCTAATTAGGTGGGGTGCTAACTGGGATTCTGATGGGATTATTGACTATGATCAATCTTTTGATGACTTCCCGCATTTTGAATTAATTAAGAATATTAGTCGTGGGAAAACAACTTAAAAATGACGGCAAGGGTACTTTCTTTGGTAACTTATTAAGAGGTGCCTTAAAGACAGGTGAAAAGATTGGAGTACCTTTATTAGATGCAATTAGCGGTGGTAAGGTTACTGATATCATTAAGGCGATTTCGGAAGATAAGGAGCTTACACAAGAAGAAAAAGAAATGCTAATCGCAGAAATGCAGAAAGACATTGAACACGAAAGAGAGTTAACAAAAAGATGGGAATCAGATAATAAATCTCAGGATTGGTTGCCCAGAAATATAAGACCTTTGGTAGTCGCTAACTTTACTTTACTCATTGATTATGTGATAATAGCGGGAACGCATGGAACAAAATTAGGAGAAACTTATCTGCCTCTTTTAATGACAATGGGCGTAACAGCGGTAGGGGGTTACTTTACTTTGCGCGAATTTGGAAAAAGCAGACATTCCTGAAAAGTTAAATCTAAACAATTTATTTAAAATATTTGGTGGTTTAAAATAAGTTTTATATATTTGTGCTGTTAAACAAAACAAAAACAGTGAAATGAACTCTCCGATAACATCAAACATCAAAAAAATCTCTTATGAGGTGGGTGATCCTTTTGTTTGCGTCGCTCCTTTTAAAGACTTTGAAAAAGGTGAAAAGTATATAGTATTTAAAATAATAGAATATAGATGGAGCAGTGAATGTGCTTACTACGCATACACTCATAAGGGAAAGTTTGATTTAAAGCCTCCTAAATTAACATCATTTCACGATAATGATTTTAATAAAATAATCAAGCTATAGAATCATGAGAAAAAAAGAATTTAGAATATTAGAGGTCGATGGATGCTTTCGTGTTCAAAGACAATTTAAAGAGAAGAAGCTTGTGAGAAGAGGCTTGTTAAAGAATGATTATGAATTCATTATGGAATGGCAAGCTGTATGTGAAAAAGGTTGCCAAACTATTTATTTTGATTCTTTTGGGGGGTGGGTAAGCCCTCCTCAAAAACCTTTCAAATCTATGAAAAAAGCTCGGGCATTTATCATTAGGGTTTGCGAAAAACCTAAATATCATTATCCGTTTAAATAAAACAATCATGAAAACTAAAATCAACACTTTTTTAATATTGGCAATTATTTTTTTAATATCCACTATAATAGCGGTTTGGATTGACACTGATTTTGTCGCAAAAATCCTTGTAACAGAACTTTTTGGCTTTGCTTTGTATATACTTATAAAAGATCGCAAGGCTATTATTGCTATTATTAAAGAGCTTACGAAATGAATTTACTGATTACAATGCCTAAAGCTTGGAATCCATCCAGAAAGAACGGTTTTAATAGGTGGATTAATAAGGTTCACAATTACGTAGAACGCAAAAACTTTAAGAAATAAAAATGGCAAATAGAAGTAGACTTTAAAGAAGTAGTATAATGACAACACATCAAAGGCTTAGATCAAAGTGGAGTGCCGCCGAATTTGGAGTAAAGACGAGAGTTTTTCAAGAGCATTTGCAACAGAAAATTGAGTATATATTAAAAACCGAAACCTACTCCAAAGAGGAAGTAATGCTAGAGATAATGGCCTCTATAGAAAAGCATTCTAAAGAGGTGGTTAAGGAGGCAAAATATATGGACAGCAAAATACAGGGCTCATGAAAAAGAAAACAATAGCAGTAATAGCTAAAAACCGTCAAGCGTTTAATCGCTGGTGCGAATCCACTGATTTGAAATCGGACACAAAATATATGTATATATCTAATCCGTCACAAGTTTTAGAACGAGAATATGACGAGATTATTCATACAGAAGGATGGTGGCAGAATAAAGAATCCTATAGTGCCGTACAAAACGTTAAATCAAAGCTAAAAGAGTTTCAGAGAGATTCTGATCTCGATTATATTAAGGGGTTGGAAAAAGTATCAAGACGCTATGAGATAGCTATATACATCTTAGGTGTATTATTTTTTATCACCGCCGCCTTTTTAATTATATCGATTACAAAAAAATAACTAAAAGAGACATGCTAGATATAGCCTCTTAAACAAACAAAGAAATTATGAAAACTATTTACCTAAAAGACGAAAACTATAATTGGAAGAAATTCAGTTATGAAAACATTGAAGATTTAAAAGACGATTTATTAAGCCGAAAAATCTCACTAGGATACGGTGTTTCAATAGCAGACAGCGTTTCAATAGCAGACGGCGTTTCAATAGGAGAAAGCGTTTCAATAGCAGAAAGCGTTTCAATAGAAGGCGATGTTTCAATAGAATACGGCTCTTCACTAGGAGACTATGTTTCACTAGGAAAAGGCGTTTCACTAGGAAAAGGTGTTTCAATAAGAGACGGCGTTTCAATAAGATACGGCTCTTCACTAGGAAACGGTGTTTCAATAGGAAAAGGTGTTTCAATAGGATACCTCGTTTCAATAGGATACGGTGTTTCAATAGGAAATTATTCTTCAATAGAAGGCGATGTTTCAATAGAATACGGCTCTTCACTAGGATACGATGTTTCACTAGGAAAAGGCGTTTCACTAGGAAAAGGTGTTTCACTAGGAAAAGGTGTTTCACTAGGAAAAGGCGTTTCACTAGGAAAAGGCGTTTCAATAGGAGACGAGGCTTCAATCGGAAACGAAATAAAGCTGGTTACCGGCTTTTACTTAAACGGAACCAAAGACACTGTTACTTATGTTGGAAATAACAAGTTATCCATTGGCTGTCATTGTTTAAAAATCTCTAATTGGTTAAAGAATTATGAGAAGATGGGTAGAGAAGGAGGTTATTCAGAAGATCAAATTCAGGAATATTACGGTTACATAAAACTGGCCGAAAAATTTGTAAAAAACTTAAAAGAAATAAAAACAACCTAAAAAAAAGAGAGCCACTATGCTAATAGTGGCAATCAATAATAACAATACAAAGTATAAAAACATGGGAAATATATTAGAAAAAGAAACCTCATTAATCCGTCTGGAAAATATAAGCGTAGAAATGCTTCCGGAATTACAGGGGTGGAAAGAAAAGCAACTTCAGGTAGTTAAAGACAATCCATTTATTAAAATAGTGGACAATAAGACTTATGAGGTAGCCAAAAAAAGAAGAACCAATTATGTTACAGCAAGAACTGATGTCGAAAAACAAGACAAATTAATTGCTTCTAAGCTTAAACAAGTTAGAGGTGTGGCATCCTGTGGCAAACAGGATCTTATTAATGTCACATTGCCAGGTGAAGAAAAACAACAGATCGAAGTTAGAAGGTGGGAGGATGTTAAAAATCAAGAAAAGGCTGAAAAGCAACGCTTGGAGGAAGAACGAAAAGATAAGATCAAATCCAATATTACTCGAATATTCGATATTTGGACTGACGCCATTAAAAGCACTTCTTTAGATTCCTTTGATGCAAATATAGCAGACTTTACCGAAAAGGTTTTAAAACGTGACACGGCAGATTTTGAAGAATTTGAATTCGTCTACATTGAAAAGACGAGGCTTCTTAATAAGAGGTTTCTTGATAAAAAGGCGCAATTGGATTATGCTGAAAAGCAAAGGCTAGAAGATGAGCGATTGAAAAAAGAGCGGGAAGCTTTCAAAAAACAGCAAGCTGATGCCAGAGAAAAGGAGGCAAAATTACAAGATAGGATTAAAAAAAGAAATAAAGAGTTATTCCCGTATATAAGCTACATACGTGATTATACAAAAGTTTTAAATCTTGAAGAGAAAGAATATCAAAAAGAGCTTTCTGATTTAAATGTAGTGGCTATGGAGACAATTAGATTTCAAGAAGAACAAAAGGAAAAACGCCAAAAGGAGCAGGATAAGATCGATGCTGATAATAAGAAAAAAGCTATTGAATTAGCAAAAAAAGAAGCTAAAATTAAAGAAGCCCAAGACAAGATCGATGCTGAAAAACGCAAAAAGGATGAAGCCGAAAGAGAAGCAAAAGTGCAAGTTGAAATAAAGACCACGGAATTAGAAGCTAAAAAAAGAGCTGAAGCCCTTAAGCCGGATGTTGAGAAGTTAATGACCATCATCAACGCTATTGGCATCCACGCGGAGGCCCCAGAACTCAAAGACCTTTCGGCAAAGACTTTTTACACGAATATCCAGCTGGATGTTCAGGGTTTAAGAACTGAATTAAAAAACAAATTACATACAATTAAATAATTATAAACTCCTAAGCGGCTAGGGAAAAGTAGTCGTAAATTTAAAATTTATAATCATGTCAAATAGACGAAACGCCTTTACAAACGAGAATCCAAACCCCGCTGAGTTGTTCATTCAGTGGAAATCGGATCACCAAAAATTCTCCTATTGGGACAAAGAAAAGGAGGCTAATATTTTCATTGAATTACCATTCAAGTTTTTAACGCTGGATGTTCTTCAAACAGTGAAGGGGTACAATCCTAAGAGAAAGAGTGGGATTTACTCCAATGAAGTAAAAAAGATTTCTTCCGAAAAACTAACGGTTAGATATTTTGATGAAAAAGAACTTATCGCAGAGGGCTTATGGAATGAGATTAAGGACGATGTAGATATGTATAAAGGGCATTACGCTCTAAGTATCTATATTATGTTAGAGGACGGTAGAATGGCTAATTTAAGCCTTAAAGGGGCCGGAGTGGGCCAATGGTTTGAGTTCACTAAAAAAACCAAACAAAGACTTTACGATGAATGGATTTCAGTTAATGGATTCAAGGACGGAAAACAGGGGTCTGTTGAGTTTACTTATCCTGTTTTTGAGTTTAGCGGTTCTTTAGCAGAAGATGATGCGGTAAATGCTGATGGGGTTTTTGATACCTTGGAAATGTATTTAAAAAGCTATTTGGCTGCTAATGAGATTTCTCAGGAAAAAACCACTTCAGAAAACACTACTGATTCAAATGAAGATAATTGGCCCACCATTGGAGAATTATACGGAGATGAACAAGGCTATTCACCCTTTTAATTATGTCGAAGGATTTGGCAGAACAATATTGCGAGGAATATTTAAACGCAAGACAGAAAGCCTCATACACCTTTCTGAAAGAGCAACAAGAATCTAAACAAAATAAAGATGATATCGAACATAATAAATGATTATTACGAAGGCAAGATAGGGCTGTTAGACGCTCTTATCTCAATGGAAAAGCAGCGATCTCAGATTGATATGGAACTGATGTTGTTAAAGAATTTTAAGCAAGAAAACAGCAATGACATCAAGCAAAAGGCCGACGAATTTCCGGAGGGTTATAAAGAACATCGTTTTGAAGTTCGGTCAGGAAGAGTTACTTACAATTATAAAGGTATTGAAGAATGGGAAACTTATAACAAGGCTAAACAAGATTGTGAGAAGAGATATAAAGCCATGTTAAATGCTAAAATTAATGGTGCTGTTCATGCTAATATTTCGGAAGATGGTGAGGAATTGAAGTTGCCTGAGATAAGCTACGGTAAGCCCTCTGTGATTGTTAAGGAAATGATTAAGCCAATTGAAGTTTAATGCAGGAAATTTTAGAAGAAAATTCTTATTTAATAACGCTTTACGAGAGTGGGGCGTGGCAAAGCACAGAGAATTTACGTGTAATGTTAAGGGAGCTTTCTGCTAACAACTATCATTTATCAAAGTTAAACATAGATTATTTTCAGGCATACAATGCTGTTCAATATAGTCACAAAGGGAGCGTTTCTTCAGGCAAAATCTTAGCAGAAGAACAAGTCCCGGAGCTAAGAATAATCCGCAAGATAATGGAAGCAACTGATCAGGTGATCTGGTCCATGAGAAGCGAGATATCAATAATTAAAAATGAGCAATAAACAAATGGAGCTAATAATTAACCTAAAGCGTGGCACTACTACCGTTAAGTTGGACGGTAAGGAAAAGAAAATAAAAACCGCCTTTTTAAAGAAATTATATGTTAACGATTTAATTCACTATATGAAGGAATGAAAACACCCATGCAAGAATTGATTAAAGAAGTAAGGGAATTGCAATTAAACGCAAGACATATCCCGGAAAAAGTAATCGATGAACTTTTAGAAAAAGAAAAGCAAATGGTTATTGAGGCTTATAATGATGGTAAATTTTATGGAAGTGGAACAGGAAATATTGAAAAATTAGAAGATACAGGAGAACATTATTACAACGAAACATTTAAGAAATGAGTAAAGCAGAGTTCACAATAGAAAATGCCAAACATATTGTAAAGGAAATATTTGGAGAAGAAGAAGCTGAAGACACAGACGTAGTTGACTTCTATCACAGATGTAATAAAATAGCAATGGAGGAATTTGCAGAAGCCTACCTCCAGAACAGAGTAAAGGCTATCACTGAGGAGGAGATTAAATCTACAATGTGTGGTCGTTGTTTAAGATATACAGCAATAGGAGCAATTAATTGGTACAAAGAACAACTATTAAACAAAGAATCATGAGTAAAGCAGCAAAGGAATTTAGAAAAAAGTTTTTTCAATCAAGATATTATACTAGAAAAAGAATATGTGAATGTATGGAAGCCTACCACCAGAGCAGGGTTAACGCTATAAGTGAGGAATTAATGATTATAACTAAGGATGAATTTAGAAATAAACTGATGCAAGAAGAGGAAGTATTAGATTTAGATTTAGTTTCTTACGGTACGGGGTTTAGAAATTGTTACAGATGGTTTAAAAACCAACTATTAAACACAGAACAATGAGAAACGAAACATATAACTTAATAGGGTACAAAAATATTTTTAGAAATGAGTAAAGCAGAGGAAATCTTAACAGTTGAACAAATAGCAAACTTTGCGGTTAATAACACCAACCTACCATCGGATAATAGAAGAGTATTAAAAGCAACTTTAATGGGCTTTATAACCGCTAAAATTGAGCAAGAATTTGAGAACAGAGTAAAGGCTATAAGTGATGAAAGAATTGATGATAGATTTTATATGGCAAATGTTAAGGAAAAAGAATTAATTGATGCGGCAATAAAATGGTTCAAAAACCAACTATTAAACACAGAACAATGAGCTTACATGTTAATGAATGAAGAAGTAATTATAGCACCTAAGATGTACGTTACTAACGAGTACTATGTATTCAGGAGTAGTGGTGAAGAGATACCCTTTAGTATTGTAGCCGGAATAATAAGAGACCAGAAATTAAAGAGGTTAACAGAGAAGGAAAAACAATTTATTAAAGATAATATTATTTAGATTAAAAATAATTTTGTATATTTACAGTGTAATTTAGTCAACGCTATTGCATTCGATAGAATAAGACAAAAAGGTTTTACCTAGTAGGCGCGTTGACTTTAGCCGAACGGTAGAACCTTTTTTGTTTGAAAGATCATAGTTAACGTTTTTTCAGAATGGTCTGTTAACTCACAGCTGGAGTAGAGAAGTTAACCGCTCGTCACAAGCGTTCCAGTAGTGGCTTTTTTTAGAAGTAGTTGGACGAAAAGGGGTGCAATTCCCTGTAACTATAAGCGTGTTGTGTATATGGACGTTAAGGCATGGGAATCTTAACCAGGGGGCGCAACTAAAATCAGGCGACCGATTGACTGCGACCGATAGGGAATGTTAATTTGGTCTGACTAACTTCATTTTTTTTATGGGGTTAGGGGGGCTCCCTTATATCCTGCTCTCTCAAAGGAATAGTTAATTAATATAACACTCACTGTTAAAAAAAAGAACTTTAAATGATAGAACTACCTTTTAATACGGTTGAATTTACGGAAGCGTGGACTGAGTGGCTGGAATATAAACGGCTTGAATTTAATTTTAAATATAAAAGTCCTCAATCAATGAAAGCAGCTTTAAAAAAACTTTACGGTCTTTCTAATGGTAATGAAGAAACCGCAATTGCAATCATTCAGGAAAGCATGGCTAATGGATGGAAGGGATTTTTTGAGTTAAAAGAAGAAAGAAAAATAATATCTTTAGCTGATAAAATGAGAAAAGAATATGGGATCAACTGAATTAACAGTATTAGACCGAAGATTACCTTTAAAAGCTTATCCAAAAAAGGACTTGGATAATGTGCTTAAAACACATTTCATGTTCTGGCTTAGTAAACTTTTATCTATGAAACCTGATAAAGAAGAGCAGATAAAGGATTCATTTCCTGCTATTAAAAAACATTGTTGGTCTATGGGGCTTAGAGAAATGAAGACTATGTTTGAGATGTATGCTGATGGAGAGCTGAAAACACAGCCTAAGTCCAACCATTTTGATCGGGTTTTAGTAGGTCAGATAGTCAACGATTACAGAAAACATAAGTTCACTAAACCAAAAAGTAAAGACACCGATCAGGAGAAAGCTCAAAAAGACATGCTTTACGTGATTCAATTGTTTGATTATTTTATTCAGGAGCGCAAGATCCCGAAGGAAAGCGTTTGGGTTTACTCCTATTTGGAGAGCAAAGGACTGATAGATTATTCTGTTAAGGAAAAGCAAATAGCTTATAAAATATCGTTCGATCAATATAAGGATAAAGACAAAGCAATCAGCGCGTCAAAAAGGGTTTTGGTAAGGCGGTTTTTTGAGAAAACAGAAGCTAAAGATCAGCATATAAAAGACTTAATCTAATGTATCAAGAGAATTTGAAAGTATTAGAGCTTTTTGCTGGTAGCAGATCAATTGGAAAAGTACTCAAAAGAACTAAAAGAGTAGATAAGGGTGTTATTAAGTCGCATGTATGAAATCCGTAGTCGCTTCGGTGGCCTGCCTGAAACAGGAGAAACGGGATGTAGCGCACCTAAGAGTAGTACATGCGATAACACCTAAAGCAGTAATAATTGAGATATGAAAACTAAAATAGTATGCTTTTGTGGTTCTACAAGAAACGAATTGGATTATGCCCAATCCTAAGTGAAAATACAATTTTGAAAGTGAAGATTTGGAATTTGAAATGACAATAGAGAAAACCAAAATGACAATTAAAGAATTTGAATCACTTCCTGAATTTGATGGATTCAATTAAACTGTAGTTAAACTAAAATCAATATAAAAATGGAAATAGACGTAAAAAAAACAAACCCAACCCCTAAAGACAGATGGGAAGCGATTAGAATGATGACTGATGCTCAACAAAAATTAGTTGAAGCGATTTTTAAAATGGAGAGCTTTATAAATGATGATGAAAAAGAAAATGTTGATTGGCATAGAATGACTATGAACGAATTTGTAAAGCAATTTAAACCGTAGTTCTTCTGAGCTACGCAAAACAAAAAAATATGGAAGCAAGTGAATTTTTAAAACAAACGATATGAAAACAATAACATTAAATTTTAGAAGCTGGTCACACGCTGCAAGGGGTGGCAAATTAAGAAGGATTTACGATAGGGTTTTAATCAAGGGCTATAAGTGGACACCGTTTGTAATTGTTAGGTGGAAACTTTTATAACATTGTAATGATAAAATGTCCAATTTGTAAAGGAAGTGGGAAAATTCCGGTTTTTAAGTCACTGTCAATTGAAAAGAGAAGGAGTATTGCTAATAAATTAAAGGAACAAAATTTATCAATACGAGAAATAATGAAAGTTCTAGGATATAAATCTCCCAGAAGCGTACAACAATTATTAACAAAAAAATTATAATTATGAAATTAAGAATAGCCTGGACAATGACAAAGGAAGCCTTAGAAGCACCAAAATCACTAAAACAGTAGTAATGGAAGATCAAAATTTATATCTGCATAAAGAGGAAAATCCACCTCGAGTATATTTTTCACCGGAAAGTCCGAAGTTGAAAAAATGGTGTGAGAAACAAATCGAACGATCACGAAAATTGTAGTATGTGTAGAGCAATAAGAATACCAAATGGAATTATCTGCCTTGTAGATACAAGTGATGTTGAATGTCCAAAATGTGGGCGACAAATACCTTGGGAAGAAATCGAAGAAAAATGGGTTAAAGCCAAAAATAATAATGGATTCATCCGTATAAAAGACAAATGCCAACGGTTCATTGGAATAGCAATGAGTATGACGGGTAAGTTTCATGCCTATGATTTAGAAGATGACCAAAAACTGTTGTAATCATGAGTAAAAAATATTTTGAAAATGAGGATTCCGATTTCTGCTATACGGAAGATCACTTTAAAGACATAATGCGTGATGATGGGGTAACAGAAAAGGAAGTTTTTGAAGCCCAAAGAGAAACCAAAAGTGACTTTTTTTGGTGCCGTGAATTTGGTGTTGCCTGTGAAAAAAACAACGATACGTGCGGTGTTAATAATTGTGAATCGTACGATCCTCGCAATGGTAAAAATGGTATCTGTGAGCATAATGTATATTGCTATACACCAGAAAAAATGATAACACTAACACTCAAATAAATTGTAATATCTATGATGGTAGAAATAAAGCTAAAAGACCTTGATAAAATCGACTTCGATAGTCCAGAATTAAAAAAGGAGTTCGATGAAATAGAGCGAAGAAACAAACTATTGATGGAATCAACTAAAGTTGATAGGGAAGCAATGAATAAAGCATTTGAAATATGAATATAGACAAAAAAGCTAATGAGTATTGGAGTAGTTTATCCAAACCTTTAGCAGACGAACAAGGTTTAGTTGAAACAGCTTATGCCGCTGGAGCATTAGACCAGCTTAATGAATTGAAACCTTCTGATGAAGAACGAAATTTTTGGTGTGAAAATTCACCTGAAAAACCTGAGTGTAATAATCAATGTCAGTTCTGTCAAGGACGACAAAACAATCTAATTTAATTGTGATTTTTAAAGACTATGAGTTATACAAGATATTTTTTTGAAAAGGATGGAAAATGGCTTACGAAGGATTGGTCAATGACAGACGATCCAAATAAAGCAATAGCCGTTAAAGAGCGATTAGAAGCTGACTTATTTTTAATAGGACGGCAAAAACAGGGGCTACTTGAAGTGTTTAAAGTGACGGAACATGAATTTGTAGATAACTAAAAACAAGAGATTATGAACATATTTAAAGAAGCAAGACAAAGAAAATTAAAAGGAATGGGGTATAGAGCAAGAAGATTTAAACTCCTTTGGAAAAATAAAAATGTAAGTTGGAATTGGTTGGCTGTTGAGTACGGCATTAGGTGGTCGGATAAATGGCAATTATTTCCAATCTGGAATGCAAGCCATAATAGCCAACGAAGTTTACTATTTGGTTTTTGGAAATTATACTTTCAGATAATTTGGTATAGGAAAGAAAGTTTTAACCAAAACAGGAAATTACTTTTTAGAAAACAGCTTTGGAAAATTTATCAACTAATCAATTAATATGTAGTTAAACAGTAATATGTGGAGAAAGTATAAAAATTGGGTGAGGTTAATAAGGTTCATCCGTAAACACAGAAAAAACGGATTAGCAAGTTTTGAGATTGTAACAAATTCTGAAAAGCTGATCATTTACCCGAGCGGAACTGAACGGACATTTGACAATAAGTTGAAAATAACAAACTTAAATCTGTAATAATTAAGATTTAAATAAATTGTAGTTAAACTAAAATCAAGATAAAATGGAACATGAATCAAAAAAACAAGACAAGACAACAGAAATGGCTCTAAAAGTTGCTGATGAATTAATTGGAAATTACACACCAGCAGAACAGAGGCAGTTTCTACACCAAGTAGAGCAAAATATTAGAGAAAACTATCAAAACCAAATAATTTCTGCTCAAAAACACGCGGAAGGGCTAAAATATAATTTTGATGAATTTATGGCAGTACCAGCATCTGGTTCTTAATAACTGTAGATACTTTGCGGCACACATATTA